ATGCAGCAATTTGATCCGCAAATGCTGCTGTTACTTTGTTTCGTATTACCGGTCTGGCTTATTGCTGGCTTCGCTGACTGGATCTGTACTCGGGCGACCGATATTGAAAATACCACTGGCCTGAAAGAAAGCTGGATCCCTATTCTGATGTTTTTGGAGAGGGAACTGCCGTTATTACCGGCCCTGTTTTTAGCGGTAAATGCGCTGGTGATCGGCTTTATGATTGTGCTGTTTTTCTGTCACGAAGCCACCGCGCTGTGGGATGTCAGCTACGCGGTGGCGGCGCGTGAGGTCAAGCCGATCAAGCAGCATGTTCACAGTTTTCTTGAGATGGTGCCGCTGATGGCGCTACTGCTGATTATTTCACGGCACTGGCCGCAGTTCCAGGCGTTATTGGGTTTCGGCGATGAGCCGCCCCGTTTTGAGCTGATGTGGCGCGCCGATCCCCTGCCGACCGGTTATATTGTTTTTGTTCTGTCGACTATTTTCCTGCTGGAGAGGCGAACCTGGCTGGAAGAGTACTGGCGCGGTAAAAAAGCGCGTAAGCGTGCCGCGAATAAAGCCGCAACCGGCGATTGATTCCTCACCCTGCCGACGGCGGCTATTTGCGAAAGGCAGATGAGCAGAAAATAAAATAACCGCCGTCGGGCGCAGAACCGATAAAACAGAGTCTGCGGCTGCGCGGCGTCGGGTGAACAGAATAAGCCTGACGACACGTAAAGATCTATACCGCAACCCGGCAAAGCATTACCATACGCGCCAATTGTTCCAGCTGGTTCATTATTCATCTTTTTCAGGCCGCATTCATCTTTTTCAGGCCGCTAAAAATGAAAATAACGTTACTGCTTCAGGCGACGCTGCCGCTGTTGATCCTGCCTGCCCTGTTTCCGCTGTCACTGCTGGCAGAAGAGAATGACAATACCCTGGTGGTCAGCGCGACCCCGTCCGAGAGCGGCCTGAATGTACTTGACACGTCCGCCGCGGTCAGTGTGGTCAGCGGTGAGGAGATGCGCCACGCGTCAACCTGTCGGAAAATCTCAGCAGCGTGCCCGGCTTACAAATCCAGAAAGGCAGAATCCTGCGCTAGAAGAATCCCAGTGCATACGGCTCTTAGGACAACCTACAGCTTAACAAAGGATTTTAGCTGCGAAGTTAATTATGAAAGAATCGTTAACGGGATTGATTATGGAACTGATGTATTTTACTTAAAGGACTCAAATGAATTAATGAGAAATTTACGCCCTTCATATCAAACATGCAGAAGAAACAAAAGCGACTTCCTGAGAAACACGGCCGGGTTATCAGATTTACAATTTATGCTATTACATTGCTCATAGTGTCGATTCTTTTATGCATGAAAAACATAGAGTTAGAAAATAAAAAGGCCTGGTTTTCAGTTTTAAGCTCAGCTTGTGTCTGCTTGATTTATACCTTGTCTATATATTATCAATTTGCCAGTTTTCCTGAAAAACAAAAAAATTGAAAGCTCAGGTTGATTCTTCAGCAAACCTGCTAGCGCTTATAGTGCTTATCGTAACCTATGTGACTGTTGTTTTTTTGGTAAGCCTGATAACTTCTTAGCGGTGATAGCATCAAGCGGTGCCGGGAATATTATAATGGGCGCGATATCCGGTGTCTTGATTGCAAGGGTATTCTTCCCTTTCTGGGATTTGCACTCAAAATACCGGAAAATTTAAATGCCCGGTCGCCGGGCTTTTTATCCGTCCAGGCCATCAAGGTCTTTAAGACTGACTCCCATGGCATTAATAATCTCAGACTGTTCAGAGATAATTTTATGCTGGGCCTGTAGTGCCTGAGCTAGCTTAGCAATCATTGGCACCTGATTAAGGAAGTATGCATCTGAATTATTTGGATCAGCTTCGATATCATAATCTTCCGGTAATCTCTTACCGCCAACGCATTCCGGTGAGACTTTCACAAGGTCGTTTGCAATAAATCCGAGCTGGTCTGCTGTTTCGGGAATGATGCCACGAGCCTTCATTTTGAAATCGGCTGGCCGCCACTGTAACACTTCTTCAAGAGCCTTAGTCGCATCATCCCTGTAGTTGATATCTTTGTTCAGACCCTTATCAGACGTACTCGACAGAGTTACATTGCCAACCTGTGTCGAGTCAATCCAGGCCTCAAGTACAGGTGCAGCGGAATTTTAGGAATTCCAGTAATACTGCCACGTATTTTCCTGATAAACACCAGAGATACCTCTCTTCCCTTTTATACCTCTTACCTGACCAATTAACGAGTCGGCGAGGGTCATGGTGCCGCCGGCGGCACTTCCTCTTGCAAAGTTTAAATTACCGTCATTTATATTAATTCCCCATAGCGCATTGCTGTCACCATTTCCCCGGTAAATATTTATCCCTCCGCTATAGTTGGCACCTCCTACACGCAAGCCACCATCGATACGGAAAGATACACCCCCGCCTGATGCGCTGACCTCAATGGCCTGAGCTTCAGTATGAATAATCCTAGCCGTGTAATCAGCTGTCGAACTGTTATAGTGAAAATCAATGTACGGGGTGCTGCCGGTTAGCTCGATTGCTGGCGCTGTTAATGCAGCCGTCATGGCAACAGAGCCGTCACGTTTGATTAAACCTCCCCATGCCGGGCCGGTGTACTGGCTGCCATCAGGGAGTGTCACTGTGACATTCCCTGTGCCGCTAAAAATCTGTTGCCAGTTCTGCTTGTCCAGATTAAGGCCGCGAATGGCCCTGGCAGTATCAGCTGCTGTCTGAGCAGTAATGCCTACCATCGCGGCATTTGGCAGTGCAGTCCAGGCCACGCCCGATGCTGTGGGCCTGGTGTAAGCCGTAACTAGGGTAACGCCAGTGGCGGAGTTAACGGATTGCACAGCGAGCGTGTAGGTCACGCCACCGACGACTGCGATAATAAAATCGTTGGCTTTTCTCAACACCAATCCCCATACCAGCCGCGTATTGGCGACCGTTGCTGTCTACCGCCACTTTTACGGAGTACTGCGCTGAAGCTGAAAGTGATCGGCTGGTGGTGAACCTGCCGGACGGCACCGCGCAGACCCGCACAATTGGCAGCATAAGCGCCGATAAGAAAACGGTCAGCGTTAACACCGCCTTTCGCATGACACCAGTGGCGGGCGCGGTATGGGCTATGGACAGAGATAACCTGGCAATCCAGTATTTCCGTATCACCTCAGTAGCCGGGAACGATGACGGCACATTTACCATCACCGGCGTACAGCACGACCCGAATAAATACCGCTACATTGATGATGGTGTGCGCATTGAACCAGCCCCGAGATGGCAATTGCTGGCGCAAACAACCAGAACCGCGCTGATATCCTGACCGTTAAACAGACCATCGCCACTAACGACCAAGCGTATGCGCAGAAGTTTGAGCAGGTGCAGGCGGCAGTGGGTGACAACGTTGCTGCGATACAGCAGACGTCGACGGCGCTGGCTGACACCAACGGATCACTAGCTGTGTAATCCACCGGGCGGTCGAGGGTGATGCGAAGGCCATTGACCGAGCTGATGCGGCCACCGTTCGGCTTACCGCTGCGGAACGGGTCCGCCACGCCGATAATCTCAGCAGGGATGGGAATATAGCCGTCCAGTCCGACGCCGAATGAAACGGTCCCGTCCTTGGCGTTGGAGAGAATGGTCCATCGCCCGCGCCCCGGTGCGCCTCGCTCTGTGACGTGCAGCCGATGGCCGTCAGGCTCATTTCCCGCACATCATAGCGCTGCACCAGGGTCTGAGTCGTAGACGCCCTCAACAGTGTCAGAGTAGTGGTTAATCGGATCGGACCAACTCACCTGACAGGATGAATAGCGGTTTTTATAGCTGCCTCCTGCATAGGTGAACAGGCCGTCAATAACGTTCGCCGCATGTTATACGAAATCAACATCAACGTTGCCGTCAGAATCAACCTGCGGTACGTCTGCATTCACGAAAATCTGGCTGTTACCCCAGAACGTAATGCCACGGAATATTGCTGCAATATCCTTCAGCACGGTATAAGGATACTGCTGGCTCCGGATAAAGACGTTGCAGGTGAAGCGCGGCTCCGTGCCGCCTGCGCCGTCTGATCGCAGTATTGTAAAATGCTGTAAAGCTCCCACTTGTCGATCATGGTGGCATCAACGCGCGTGCCCATGCCGAAGATTTTATCCAGCACCAGGTCATAGAAAATCTAGGCCGGGTTGTCTGTATAGGCGTATTTGAAATCACCCTGCCACGTGCCGGCATAGGTGCGCGACACCGGGTCATAGGTCGTCGGCACGCGGACCAGCCGCCCTTTTGGCTTGCAGGTTACCTTTGGAGCCTGCCCGCTGAACTGGCTGGCATCAACCTCGATATACAGTAGGGCGGTGTTTGGATAGCGCAGCTTACTTTCGATGACCTCTGCAAAAGAGAAAATTTTGAAGGCATTAATGAGCTTTGAAGATGTTGATTCAGCGGTGATGCGACGCACCCTGCTTGACCAGCAAGATGTCGCTTTGGGTAAGTCGATGCGGTGATCGCGTTGATATTCAGAGGTGGTTTTGCCATTGAAGCTGCCGTCAACCACCGTGACCCATGATCCGCCGTCCGTTGAGATGTCCATCGCATACTGCGTAACGGTACCGACCATGTCGCCGTTATCTTTGTATTGATATTGCACCGGCAGGCTAAGCTTAATGCGTACGGCATCCAGAGTCAGGTTGGTGAACTGGCGCGTCCAAGCAACCGACTGTGTAACCACGACGCCAACGGACAGCTCATTATCAACTTCCGGCATGCCCTGAATATAGGTCTGGTCCTGCGCGCCTTTGCGCCAGTCCCAGATTACTCCGGTGAAATTGTAGGTACCGTCTTCGTTCACCAACCGCGTATCGTTCAGGTAAAGCTGCTGCGCAGTCAAATCGCCCTGAATCTCACCCTCAGAGATAGCCAGCATTTTAGTTTGGCGATAGATAGCAGATCGCCTGCCTGCGCGGCGGCGATGGTCTGCTTTGCCGTCTCCGCCTGCTGAAGCGCATTTTTCCGCACTGCGGCTTCGTTCGCCGCCCAGCCCGAGATGTTTTCCCTCAGCCCTGCGGTGAGCTTTGTGGACAGTACGGGAATGAGCGTATAAAGCGCGACAGAGGCTACGGCATTAAAGTTATCGGAAAGCGTATTGATGCCTTCAGAAATTGCCTGGATGCCGGAACGCAGAGGACCGCTTCCCGACTGGCCCACTTTGATGATCAGCCCTTCAAAGGCGCTGGTGATTACCATCAGGTCGCCGTTCAGGTTGTTCACCCTTACCGCTGCCTGTTCATGTGCCGTCTGCGTGCCAGTGAGGGATTTGGTCAACTCATCAATTTTGCCGCGATTGCCCGTCAGGATCGACGCAGCGTTGATGTTCTCCACCCCAAACAGTTTAACGGCCTGCGCAGTTGACAGGTTTTTGCCGGCCAGGTTTTCCAGCGCCTTACTGAGCCCTACAACGGACGGCTTGAGTGTTTTATCTGTGCCTTTTTCAAGGCTGAGGATGATGTTGCGCAGCGCTGTGCCCGCTTCACCCTCTTTGATTTCACGCGATGCCAGCACCTGGATGGCAGCATTCAGCGTTTCAAATCCGATACCGGCCTGTGCGGCGGCCAGACCACCATTTTTAATCGCGGCGGCGGTGTCGTTAATTTCGGATGCGCCAAATTTTGCACCGGCTGCCAGGACGTCAATATACCGGTCGGCCTGCTCAGCACCGGCACCGAACTGATTCAGTGACAGCGCCAGCGTTCTGGTGGCATCCGGCAGCGTGCTGCCGCGCGCCTGAGCCAGCAGTAGTGCGCTGTTGGTCGCCTTTTGCAGCCCGTCAGCCGTATCAAGCAGCTTAGGCTTGGCTGACGCCATCAGTTTCAGCGCCTCAACAGCCTGGCGTATTCGGTAGTGCCATCTGCTGCGCTGCTGCATCCAGATCACGCAGCTTATTGCCGGTTGCGCCGGTAATGGATGACAGGTCAGACAGTGCCTGAGAGTACTGGCGCGACGTCTGGATAATGGTACCGAGTGACAGCCCTACGCCAGCCAGCCCGGCCAGTCCGCGACCGTAAGCCTCTTCCGTTTTTTTGCATCGTCCTGCGCCTGTTTGTTGAACTGGCGGGACTGCTTACCGGCATCGCCATACGCACTGACGATCTGGCTTTTAAAATTTGCGGCGTTGAGGTGTAACCCTACCGCCAGCGATGCTACGTCAGACATTACATTAACGCCCTCATTACGGCGTCACACTGCTGATCCACGCTGTGCGTGGCCGTGCTCTGCCTGGTGTCGTGTGGGGATTGCACGGATTGCGGTTCGGAGCGGGTCAGGATGTCCTGCTGAAGAAAGTAAACTCGCCAGTGGTTTAGCGTGTCAAAGGGGAATGCGGCTATAACTGACGGATCAGGTTCGCCCCACCTGTCCGCCAGCTAGAAAATCAGCTGCAGCCACGGCGAGCCGGTCAGTTTTTTTCGGCGGCTTCCAGCTTACCGATGGCATGCGTTTTGACGCACTCAATCGCGGCCATCAGCGTAGGGTTATCGTGAGCCTCCAGCAGCTCTGCAGCGGTCGGAAGCAGTTCAGCCTTGATAGGTGAGCCGTCAGGATTCACCAGACTGTCGAGCACCAGTTGCACGCTCATTTCAGAGATTGCACGGACATTGCCGGTCGCCTGCGCTGCATCCAGCTCTTCTTCGTAGCGGATCAGCTCACCGGCAGTGCGGCGGCGGATGTATACCTGAGCGCCCAAAAGCTCTGTTTTAATAGCAGTGGATTTAGGCTGCAGCAGAACCGACTTTAAATTGGTCGCTTTGATCCCGTAAGGTGGTAAAAGCGGCCATTCAGGCGGCGTGGCTGTGTAAATCAGGAGCCTGCGACAACGCCCCATTCAATGTTGTTCTGCTTACCCTGGACAGTAATCTGGATCACCTCGCTGGCTGGCGCAGTGATTTCATTCATCTGCCAGCCCGACAGCGCCAGCACCATGTTGGCGGTGCGGCCGTTCGGGAGCTCAACGTAATACTGCACTCTGCGCGGCATTCAGGAAAGCGGCAAAAGCGGTGTTAGACGGATCGTCGATAAAGCCCAGCGATTTCTCCGGGCCTTCCGGCAGGTCTGAAATGAACTGTTTGCTTTTATCAATCAGCGTGGTGCAGTCCACGAAGCTGCCAGTCTGGCCGGTAGCACCGAGCGCCTTACAGTTAATCAGCGGCTTCATCGCTGAGACCGCGGCACCTGATGGCCCCCATTTCACTACGGTTCCTGCAGGCAGCATCGCGTATTCTGGCTAAGTTTTATCAGCCATGACTTTCTCTCTCTTTGAAGTTGGTAGCGGCTGCTACCCGTTGTTTTGAATGCGGTCGCGTATTTCTACCGCGAGGATTCGAAGAACGCGGGATTTGTTGTAATCCAGCGCCGAGCGAATAAAGGGATCGGGAACCTGCTTGACCGTGCCGAACTCCTCAGCAAGCGCCTTGATGCAATGCTGCTTACTGGGCCCGATGCGAAGCACAACCACTGCATTACCTCTCGTACGGGTTGTTGAACGGATCTTGATTGAATCACGCATATGCGGGCCTTTCGCTGACTCGTCATAGCCTGCATGCTCTTTCATATCCTGCTCAACGATTTCAAGCGCAGCCCGGCCAGCCTCGCGCAGAACCTTTGTTCCGGCCTTTTCACCCAGGGCAATAAGCTGCCGTTCGAGCTCGGCAAGTCCGCTGACCTGCATCGTGATCATGCTGTGACCTCCGGACAGTAAAAAATGTAGTCCCGCGCCCGGCGATACTTCCCGCCGTCATCCGCATCAAAACTTTCGGATAAACCTCCTCGCTCAACATACTGAACGGGGTAGCCACCAACCGAGCCATGAGCAATATCCCGCCAGAGCGCCCATAAACGGTTATTCCTTTCCTCATTGTTCCGGTATGCGGATGGGATAAAACTGACCTGAAAGCGTGCGGCAATCAGCCGCGTGCGGATTGTCCCGCACTCAAGATTCGGATCGCTGACCAGCTGCAGTGTGACGAAATCCGCTTCAGTCTGTGGCCCTATCATCGGATAAACATTAATGCCCAGAAGATTTTCAATTTCGCTTTTCAGTTCACTGAACATGGCTGAAATCCTCTGTACACAGCACCTCTATGTTGCGACGGTCCCGCGTCGGCAGCGGTGCGGTTACGGTAAACACCCGGCCTTTGCCTCTGCCGGTCACCTCAACAATTCTTGTCGTTGTTGCCCTGATATCATCGCGGTAGCGCATGTAGATTTTGGTCGTGACAGATGATCGCTCAGCATTACCGCTGATAAAGTCACGTCCGTTAACTGAACGGATATAAGCAGGCACATTTTCCGCAACTGCTTTCCACCCCACCGGCTGCCCGCAATCATCACGGTCGTCGCTTTTTACCTCAATGCGCACACGGTGCCTTAATCGACCGGGTTCCATCAGCTGCCCCTTTGAGGATCGACATCCTCTTTCCCGCGCCAGTTACGGTAAATTAACATCATCCGCTCAGCGGCGGCGTTTTCATAAAGCTGAACTTCGCCCTGTGCTGTGCGGTGTTCGAACATATCAGCGAACACCAGCAGAACCGCTCCCTTAATGGCGGCAGGAATATCTGTCGGCACCTTCCAGGACGGTTCATCGCACCAGCGTATGCAGTAATCAAATGCAGCCTGAGCATAAAGCGTGGTCAGCTCGTCACGGTCATCACCCTCAAATTCGACCTGCTGCTTTAGCAGGTTTAAGCTCACCACCTGAAGAACATCAATCGCCATATGTTAAAAGGGCGGGTTTCCCCGCTCCCCCTTATCATGAGCCAGCAGCAAAGCTGCCTTTGATGATCGCTGTCGGGCGATAGTGCGCCAGCGCCAGACGCTCTTCACACAGGATGGTCAGCATGTTTTTCACGAAGTTATCGCGGTCCTCACGGCTGACCTCCACCGTTGCGTCCATGCGATCCCAGACCTGAGAGGCCATATCGAAGCCACCCACAGTGAAGGTGCCGGCTGCCTGCGCTTTGGTTGGTACAACCGGCAGGCCCCACATGATGTTGCTGGTAAACGCCTGCGGACCACCGAAGATATAACGGCCTTCGCCATCCTTCAGCAGAGCAATGTTGTGCCAGTCACGCGGGTTAAGCACGATGCCTGACGCGCTGAATTCAGACTCCGTTACCTGATAGATGGCGTGCGCGATAATGTCTGCGCGGGTGTCACCACTGGCATTCAGTGTGGTGTCATAGGCCGTTGCCACCTTGTTCAGGCCCTCAAGGTTATCGCCTGAGCCGTCGCCGTTCAGCAGCTGACCTTCTTCCTTCAGCGCCAGTCCGTACATTAGGCGGTTATTGACGTAGGACTGCAGCATCGGCGCATCGTCCATTACCTGACGGGAAGCCTGTACCCAGTGGGCGATGGTTTTGACGTTCGCAGTCTGCTTGCTGAAGGTGATTTCAGACTCAGGCTTCAGCGCCTTCTCTGCCACGATATCGGCATTGTTGGTGAACACCTCTTCTTCGCGCACATACTCCAGTGAGTTACTGGAGATACGACCCTGCGCCAGTAGGCCACGAATGGTCAGACGACGCAGACCCGGCATGATGATGCCCGGCACCTGCATAGGCTGGATCAGGCTTCCCGCCGAACCGGCGTCGCTGCCCAGCGATTTGTTAAAGGTTTTCTCATCAAAGCTGCCTTTGCTGCCGTTCTAGGACTTCTGCAGCTCTTCAGCAGCACGCTCGGAGAAAGACTTTTTCTCGGCCGGATTCTCTGCACCGGATGCCAGCTTTTGCTCCAGATCGAAAAGGCGGGTGCCGGATTTCTGCAGCTCCTGATTGACCTTCGCCAGATCGTCCTGCAGCTGCTTAGACACTTTACCGGTGCTTTCGATCTCGGCTTTCTGCGCATCGAAAAACTGGGTCATTTTGGTCTGTGACTCTTCGATGGCTTTCTGAATTTGTGCAAGTTCGGACATGTTATTTACCTAAATGAGAGGTGAATGATTTAATGCTCTCAAGGAGAGCGCTGATTTGCGTTTTGTTCGCGTCATTCTCGGACTCGCTCCGAATTGCTGACTTAAACCGGGCTATAAACCTAACTGCCTGCGACTTGGTCAGGCCGACTGAATCCCTCAGCCAGCTCTCCACGTCAAGAATGGTTTCGATACCGTCGACACTTTTCATCGCTGCGACGCCTACCAGCTCGTTGGCCGGGAAGGTACAGACGCTGATTTCACGCAGTACCGGAATGTTTTTGAAGATGTGCCCGCTGGTCCCCATTGAGTAGTCGTCCTTATTGACCGAGAAGCCAACCGACATGCCCTCTACGGTGCCGTGCTGCATCGCTGCACGAAGGTCAGTAGCCCCGCTGTGTCCAGGTGTCAGCTGACCGCGCACGTAAAGCCCTTTATCGTCCTCAGCAATGCTGTCCCACTTACCGACCGGCAGCTCCCACGTTTTGTGGTTAAATAACATCGCCACTTTGCGGGTCTGGCTGGTCAGAGCGGTTTTAAACGCCCCCGGCAGAATAATATCACCGTCTGAGTCAGTGTTGTTGAACACGGAGGCATACCCTTCAAAAATTCCCTGCTTGCCATCACCGGTGAATTTGATTTCGGTTTTATCGAACGACAGCGTTTTTACGATCTCAGGCATCACGGCCCCCATAAAAATTAAGCCCCGTCATTGCGGGGCTCTTTGTTGGTTCCTAATTCGGTGATCGGCACGTACTGTGCCTGGCGCATCGCTACGTCACAGCCCGGCAGAGGCGGCAGGTTGTCAGTTCGCCGCATTTCATTAATTGTTCTGAGGCCCGCTTCGCCCATAGCCTTCATAAAGGCGGCACGGGACGCAGAATCGCCGCGCAGGAGGCCGTCAAGGTTATGCTCGGCGTGGTGGTACCGACCAACATCAGCCGGTGTTATCAGCCAGCGCTGGATGCTGTTCTCCCAGCGGGAGATGTAAGGCTGAAGAGTGTACTGCAGAAATCCGAGATTCTGCTGTTCGATACCGGTTCCCCAGCTGGTCGATTTCTCGACATCACCAACAAGATGAGGCAGAACGCCAAAGAATCGGGCCAGTTCACTGACCTGAAACTTTCTTGACGCCATCATTTCAGCATCCTGTTGCGTCACGCCGATAGCTGATGTTGAAAAGCCAGCTTCGAGGATCCAGAGTCGCTTTTTAACCGGCCCGCCTGCTATTTCTTTGAAGTTGTCTTCGACCTGTGAACGCTGCGCTTCGGTCAGACCTTTTCACCGGTTGACAGAATCTGAGGAGATTTGGCTCCGTTCGCGAAAAAATCACGCTGCTGATCTTCCATTGCCACCGCAACGCCCGCCGATTTACAGGCAAATCCAATAGGTGACAGGCCCGTGAGGCCGGTAAAGCCAAATCCCTTGAGGTGAAAAATTTCTTTCTGAGCGAAATCTGCATAGCTGCCGTCACGCTGATAGCGATAAACGAGACGTTTAACGTCCATACGTACTATCCATGTTGGCAGACTGCAGGGGCAGCAGGCTGATAACGTCGCCGGCACCGTTTCTCTCAACCAGCGCATAGGCATTACCGTAAAAGCAGAGCTGCATGGTCATGGCCTCTATGAACTCCTGAGCGGTCATGTACTGGTTAGGTGAGTATCGAAGCAGGCGTGCCAGCGGATTGCTCATTCCGACTTTTGAGCGGTTATCGTCAGCATCAGTTTCAAAAACATCGAGCGGCAGGCAGTCAGCGTTGAGATCATGCTGACACATCGCCACACGGTGGATATCTGTAAAATCCGCTCATCATTAACGGCAGAGTCGCCCAGATGACCGGATGCGGAAACCGGGCCGGACTGTGATCCCTGTCCAGGCGTTACCAGCCTTCCGCCAACGAACCATGACTGCAGCTTTGCCCACAGCCCGTTGTTGGTCCGAAGGTCAATCGTGTATTTAGTTTCTTCCATCACATGCTCAGCGGTCTGAAAATAAAGTCCTCAAAGTCACCGCCCTGCTCAGTGACCTCCCTGTTAGCCGCGCCGACAGTCATGGTCATGGCGACCATGCCATCAATGCGGCCTGTTGCTTTGGATTTATCAAGCTTGCGGTTTCCTGCCGCGTCTTTGACCACAACGGCATTCACCGCACACATGGTCAGTACCGGATGCATACCGTGCCTGACGCGACCGTTGAGCATCAGGGACTCAAGCGTGCCAACCGCTGGCCCCATATCCTTAAAGCCCTGACCGAACTCGACCAGCGGCAATGAAAGGCCAATGGCGTCGGCATCTTTTCTGAACTGATCAAGTTGCGCTGCAGTTCCGGTATCTGCTTTCGCAAATCCTTTATCAGGCCTTCATTCCGCTCTTCGCCACGTATGCGCTCTTCTTTGCGTAAAGTCGCTTCTCCGTCGGGGTAATCAGTCAGGAGTTGGCGAATAACTTTCTCAGTCTGCTTTACTTTCGCCTGGCTTTCTTCAGGCAGTGAGGCAATCAGCCCTTTGAACATCAGGATAGTCTGTTGGTCTTGCGTCATTACCTGCTCCAGTGAGATGCGGGATCGAGTGGATAGCCATTAGCATCACAGCCAATTACCGTTCCGCTCTTCTCCATCCTCTGCTTTGTTGAGTCGTGATGCGCTTTGCGCAGTGGCTGCCAGTTCTCTTTACTCCAGAACAGGTGCTGTGTTTTCGATATCACCAGAGTGTTGCCTGACTTCAGCGCGTCTTTGAGTTTGTGTGGTTCGATATGGTCAACAACCGTGGCCGCTGTGATTCTTCCCTGCTGTTCGCACATCGTGCATAGCGGGTGCTGCTGAAGGAAACGCAATCGGGCTTTGTCCCAGCGACTGCCATACACTCGAGGTTCTTTCGCCGTGAATAAGTTTGCTCATGACAAGGCAATCACTGTTAACCTCGTCAGCATCCACCAGCATGCTCATCCAGTGAATAAATCAGTTTCTCTGAGCCAACGACATCAGCGAACGCCCAGCTGGTTAACCCCGCGTTATGGATGCGCAGCGCTAAATCAGAGTGCTCATACATGCCGCGCTGGTAGATGGGATCGAAGCCGCCAACTTTCTCAATCGCGCTACGATGGTAATACAGCATCACGCCGCGCTGGCCGGTGTAGGCTACATGCTGATCATCCCGATAGAGCACCGCAATGTCGTTAAGTTTCTGCCCGGTGGCAAAGTCCTGAAACTGTTAAGCAAGATGGGGCTCAGGTGATTCGATGTAGGGCTGCTCCCAGCCACCAGTAATAGGCCAGGCGTCATCGTCCCAAAGAAAGAGATGCTCACACCCGGCATCAATCAGTACTTCAATGCTGGTGTTCTTGGCTGCGACGATACCGCGCGAAGCGGCATGACGAACAACCCTGACACCTTCTGGCGCTGTCACCGGTTTTGCTGAACCGTCATCAATAACAACCACCAGCGCACCGGCCGGCAAAAACTTCAGTTGATGCTCAAGAGCACGGGATAAAACGTCATGGCGGTTATGGGTGCTGATGGCGATACCAATATTTGATGCCCGCTCAGTGACCGGCGCATAGCGCATGCCATCAATCATAACTTCCATATTCACCCCAATAAAAAACCTCCTTCGGGAGGTTTTCGTTTGTGAAGCAGTCCGCCAGGCTGAAGCTCTTTATTGAGCCGTTCCGCAATGGTTTTCTGAACCAACTGACCCAACTGCTCAGAGTCTTTATTTTTCTCAAGCCCTGCGGCAATAACGCTCAGCTCTTTTAGTAAAGGATCTGCATCAACGCTAATGCTCAAATTAATCACACTGTGGTAATTGATGTTCTTCCGCCCGAAATCTGTTTCTACCAGATGCTGGATGGCAAACTTCTGCCCTTCCGCTGTCAGGAACGTGAAGCGCCCATCGGTTTGGCGCTTTGCAGCGATTGAACGAGTCTCTGCTAATCCTGCCTCACGAAGTTCGGATGCTCCTGACTTTGATGGCACGTCACCAGATGCGAGAGTGCCACGTGTAAAAAAGGGCATAGAGCACGTCACTGGCTGCGCCCGATAGAACAATATTTTTTGGCTCATCAGAGTTTCCTGCTGGCTGGATGTGTTTAACCCTCGGCTAAGGGTGGGACCAGCAGCCGATGATTCATTGTGTTTATGCTAAAAATTGAACTCAGTGAATGCAGTTTTCAGCACAAAATAAAAAAACCGCCAAATGGCGGTCATTTCTTTATATTTTCAAATTTCGCTTCAACCGTCTGCTTTCCAAACTCACCCATGTCCTTATACATGCTTCGGAGGAACTGTATAGTGTTTGAAGCTGCACCGTCCAGCCTCCATTGGCAATCGAAGAACTTACACCCAACCAAATTTATTTCACTAGTGCCTGCGTAAACTATTATGCAGTCTTTAAAAGTGCACTCCTCATAATAGTGATTATCAAGAATTACGGTGGTTTTCTCAAAGGTTGATTTGATGCTCTTAATCAT